ATATTTTTTTGAAATACTTTGCTCAAGAAGCACTGATTTTCCAGCGACATTATTAATTTTAAAATTACCTAAATCTTCCTTTAGCAAACCAATTTCTTTCTTTAGCGGACCAAGATCTCCTGTTGTTCCCCTACGTTTTGAGAGTGCATACGCCTCATCTCCAGTTAAACCACTTTTTCTCATGTCATATGCCTCCCTAAAGTAAAAACCACTTGCTATCAGGGGCATAAAAGCCATATAATTCCCCTGTGTCTACGCATAACGCCGTTGAACCACTTGCAACATAATGAGGTAATTTATCTACTTCGGAAGACTTCCCCCAGTAATATCGCTTGGTTCCGTCTGTATCTATGCAATCCCAGCCGCCTAAATCGTGTATAACATCTCCTTTACGGTATGTCTGTCCATCAATAATTATTGTTCCACTAGCTATCATGCTCTCGCCTCCTTATGCATAAATTGTATCAGATATCCTCTGCGTCTTCGTATTCCGAAAGTGTTTTGAGATACTTATAAGCATCTTCAATAGTCATATTCTCTTCATACTCTTTCTCATATGTAACAGCGGTTCTATACGGTCTGTCGCCGTTGTTTTCCATAGCTCTACCAATCTCATCTACATAAGACACTACAGCTATTGACTCATGACTGTTGATTGTAGACTGAATATATAAGATTCTGTGATAATTAGTAACCACGCCATCACTTTGACGGATTTCTTTTTTTAAAGCCAATTTTATTATTCCTCCTATGAGAATGTTATCTTAATATTAGCCCAGATGCCGCAAGGACTATTGTTTGTAACATCTGTAGTATTTGGCATTGTTGCAAATACATGGATGCAGCCTCCACTAAGCGTTGAGTGTACAGTATATTTGCTAGGTTTGACATATTTTGTTGATGAGCCACCATACAAATACTTATTATTTTGTCGGACCATAAGCCCTTCCACACTTGTTACTGTTACCGTTGGGTTCCCAACTATTGGTTTTGATAATGGAATTATAAAAATGACATCCTTGCCGGAACTCGTAATATATCCAGCAGTACCAAAAGTTGCACTGATCGAATCGCCAGCGCAAAAATATGGTCTCCAAGTCCCTAAATAGGTGGATAAATATATTCTCCCTGCATCCAACTTTATTACGTCTGAAGACACAATCCTTGTACTAGAGTTATCAGCATATATCCCATTTCCAATGCTTTCGTACAAATCAGTATAGGATGTTCCACTTTTTACAGATAACGAGAGACTCATATTATCTTTTGCACTATCATAATATAATTCAAGCGCAGCTTTACCACCGACATTAGTATCATTTGCATCTTTTGTTTGCTGTGTTGATACAACAATGTTGTTTCGTGACTTTACAACAGAACCAGTACCACTATAAACAGGGTCTCCATCTTCATTCACTACCTTAATATCTGTAATTCCAAATCGTACAATTTCGCTGTTATTGTTGCGCACACACATTCCATTTGCGTCAAGTAACGCGTTCTGTCCAAGTTCATTGCCTCGCATATCACCGACAACTAATCCAAGTCCTTCGATATATTTCATAAAGTTAGTTGCAACTTTAGCAGCCTCTGATATCTTGTCTTCCTGACTGCTAAAGTTTTCCTCGGTAACATCTTTAAAGTTCTCGTAGGATTTCTTTACCTTAGTAGCTGTCTTATTCGCTTTAATTGCAACAGAGTCATCCGTAGGTGGTGCTGTAATGTTTCCTGTTAACCATGCTTTTCCGCCGCTGACACGGATTTTTACTGTGTCACCTGTCTTACAATTAATCGCCATCTGTGCGGGGGTTTCATCTGCTCCACCGTCAATGTGGACATATGCCGTTTTTTCGTCAACGCGAAGGACTTTTGCAACCGTGTCGTAAGGCTTTGTTTTGCTTTCTTTCATTGCCGAGGCAATCTCTTTTATGAAATCATTCAATGCTCTCTACCTCTTCCTTTGTCCGGCATCCGTGTTCAAGCGACAAGGTTTGTGATATTATTCTGAATTTTCCAGTAAGGCCATGTCTCGGATAATTTAGAAAGACCACATCGCCTAAAAGAACGTCCTCGAAAAATCGCCGGCTATACTGTATCGTTCTGGCAGGATTCTGCAATTCTTTTAGTTTTCTAACGGCATAAGCCGCTATGTTTTCCCCGGAAGATAATTCAACGCCTGTTTCCGATTTCCACACTTCCCTGCCCCGGCTGACGGTTGATAAATAACTGTCCGGGCTGTCGTCCCGCGCGATGGCTGCGCCGTAATCGTCATGTATTGCCATAAAACAGTTCGGTGTGTCGTACCAATTAAATGTGTCTGTTACATCACACTCTATGATGTCGTTCGCGTTAATTCCCACCGTAAGACTGCTATTATTATCATTTGCGCAGATAACAATACTTCCATCGCCAAGTATTCGCATCCGCCAGCCAATGGCATCTAAAATATGCAGCGCCATTGTGAGCCTTGTTTCCCCATCTTCCGCAACGATATTATCTGTAGTTATCGGCGATGTTCCTTCGACATACACAGGGGCGGGGATGCAATCATTAAGCAGATTTTTAATCTGTTTTGCTCCGCTACCGGCTGGTGCATAATAGCCACGCGGCAGGATTACATCATCTGCCGGCTTGAGAACGGAATAACAGTCAATATTGTAAGTTTCTCTCACACCATCAAGCTTTCTTTCTGGGAAGGCGGTCAGGCCAGTAAATAGCGCTACTTTTGCTCCCGACCCTCCCTGTCTGGCTTGTAGGTAAATGCGGACCCAACACTCATTGTCTGTTATCTTTTCCGTCATTGTGACGGAAGCAGATTCCCTTAAATCTGACGTACTGTCCCGGTCAATACTACCCTCAGTAAATTCAAATTCTTGACGGTCTGTCCACGTCTTAGGGTCAACTGTTGTTAAAATATATCTTGCTGAAAATCCTTTGCTCCAATCCATCACGCCACCTCATTAGGATGTTCTGCGTTCCACTGTTCTTCCGTCACAGCATCCAGTTCTTCCGAATCCACTTTTTTTATCGTTAATGAGAAATCTGTCCTCATTTTATTATCGTGGTCTTTTTTCTCCGACACCTGTATATCGCAGGAAAACGATGAACCATCTGGTGTCCTAACGTGACATATTCCGGGATACGTTGCGAGCCGTCTCATTTGCTCAATCATCGTTGGTTCTGTCAGTGAGATACTTACTGCATCAATTTTTAAATCGCGAGTGATCGCAGGGTTCCAATCGCCTTGCACAGAGCCCCCAAGGTATACTGTCCTCTCAAAATCTTTATCCCACGAATTATCTAAATCAAGGTTATACTGGATTTCGATAGATTCACCGTCAAAATCAATGATTGCCTTTTTATATTCGATGGAAAAATCGCTATATAACCACGCAAACGAACTATCTGACGTTATATAGTCACCGTTGGCAGTTTTATTTACAACCAGTATGCCGCCGTACTCATTTAACGCCGGGTATGGGTCAACATATTTCTGGCCATAAACCCCATTTTCCAGAATCAATTCCGCTCTGTCTACACTCATCCGGTATAGGTCAAATGTATCCCCATCAGCATATGTAGTTGGTTTAGCAACGACAATACTCGCTGTTTTGTTGTCTGCAATCGTATTTACAGTGGCCGTTGGTACTTCCGGCTGATGTTTCCACCGTACAACAAACGGTATCTTTTTTTCTGCCACATGGTCATAAATATCTGTAAATGCAATCTGTATGCTGTACCTTGCACCGTCATCCATCTGCCCGATCAGGTCACCCAAGGCAATACTGTAGTTATCTGTTTCGCTACCGGTAAAACTGGAAATAATTTCGCCGGAAAAATGCTGTTCCTTTAATCCGTCCGGGCGCAGAATATAATAATCCTCGTCTCTGACAATCATTACTTTTGCTGTGCCGGCAGAATCCCCGAAGGATGGGGCTATCGTTAATGGCAGCTGTTCTAAATAATTTGTTGTGCCTTCCGATGATTCCGGTACTGTCTGGTCGGTTGCCTCCGTGGTAACATCGTCAGAATTATATGCCGTTGTTTCTGAGACGAGATTCGTTGCAACGCTGTCTATTGTAGGTTTTGCAACAATTTCGACAGCCACAGAATCTGACCATGCCCCCTCTTTACCTCCTTGTGCTGTAACCATTGCTTTTAAATAATGGATTTCTCCTACATTCCACAGATTGCTCAAAAGACCACTTGCAGTATAGATTTTATTAATGTTTTCAATCGTTTCCGATAATGTCTCCATGCCGGAAGACATCATTAAAACCACAACGTTTCCATCGTTACCTTTGACCGGTTCATCGTTAATCGCTTCTGCTATTTTTATGCTCGCTTTGCTGTTTCCGGTGTAGCCGACACTGCAAATAACTATATCGTCCATGGCAAGATAATTTTCTGTCGTTGCAAGCGTAGGAGTTGTTGGGGTCTCACTCAGAGATACGGAAACCGTATCAGACCAAGGAGATAACACTTCCTCATCCCCGGACGTATCCCGCAATCTTACGCGGAAATAATATGTTTTTGCCGATTCTAGGGACCCGATATGCCACGTGGTTTCCCTGTCCTCCACGTCATAAGTAGTTGGGGCTTCCGTACTAATCCATGCGTCCTCGTGGTCTGCCCACGCAACGGTAGCCGCATCCGCATTTTTCCACGACCAATCCCATGTTAGTTCCACGGTATCAGATGCCACCGCCATTGCAGTTATATTTTTCGGTGGGACTGCAATCTTTCTTGTTTCCGAATAAATCCACCCAGACTGCATGAGGGGGCTAAGTTTGTAGGTGGTGCCAGACGCTCCATTTTGAGGTGTGGAAGTTCCGGTAAAATTCTTGAGGGCAATCTGGTATTCAGCGCCGCCGGACACGTCCGGACACGTAACTGTGATTGTCCCTTCTTTGTCGGTGATCGCGATAATACCTTTTTCCTCGTTGTCTATTTTCATCCAGATTGCTGTTTTGGCGTCAGGAACCTCTGTATTTCGCTCAACGTTATTGATGATAAGTGTTGTTCCTGTTGCCGATACCGTATCAAATGACGGTGATTTTAAAGCCCCTCGCGCCGCTACTCGTGGCTCGGAATACGCATATTTTTTATCGTGCGTACTTTGCACCCTTGTCCACATGATCTGGTCTTCCGCTATGCCGTCGTCCGTGTTAAAATCTGCTGACACCGTATAATCATGGTACGCAACAGTTACTCCTGTACTCCACGATGTGCCAGTATACCTCTCTCCGCTTTCTGGCGTGTCTATGGCGTATTGTAACTCCATAGAATCCACAGGGCGGTCCCGTGGCGATGCCTGCACCCAGTTTGCCCATACATAGCGGCTAGAGGAGCCTATCTCTTTACTCCCTGTACTCTGTATATTTGGACGCTCTGGGATGCTGTAATAATGGTATGCATAGCTCCAACCGGAATCTCCGGCACACCCTCTCGATTTTGCCCTTACAATACGGCAAAATGTCTTGTTTTGTGTCGGGGAACCATCCTCTGTTATCGCCCATGTGCCAGACGCTCCCGTATAGGATGCATTGGTAAAGCGAGCGTTTGCAATGGCGCCCTTATAGTTTGTCATTAATGCGGTCTGTACCTGTGTCCTTGCAAAATGCCTTGCATCATTCGCCTCGTATGAGGTACTCCAGGTAAAAGTACCTTTATTTGCGTCGGCATCATCAAGAGAATAAGAAACAGAAGGGGCATTTGGCGCATGAATAGCAAACGTTTTTGTGGAATGTGCGGCTGTATAGGTATGCTTTTTATCGCTTTTTGTCTTGCCCTTTACCTTAAATTCTATCGCGTTTAATAATTTTGATGAGACAGGATAATAATTTTTTGCATCAAGCGCGACTGTTTTTTTAGTTGCTGATTTCCCCACATTTATTTCTTTCCATTTTGTCCAATCCCACTTGGAAGCACCGGCGTTTTTTGTATGTAGACGATACCATAGCCACTGTCCATCCTCATATTTTTTCGCCGGTATTTTCCAAGATATTGTAAATTTCAAATTATCTCTCGATATAGACAGACCGCTGGGAGCAGCAGACTTTTTCTTTGCCATTATGCCATTTTCACCTGCCTTCTAAGCTCACTTGCCATTCTTCTTCCCCATTCTTCTGGGTTATCTGCACCGTTTACAGTTACGTTAATGGTTACATCGTTTTTCGTTCCTTGTGTTGCCTCTTTGATATCGCTCATTAGTCTGCTACGACCGTACAGCATCTCGTCTCCTGCTTCTCCTGCTCCAAACAAGGTGGCATCAGAAAATACATATGGACTTTCCATAGCCTTTTTATACCAGCTAATATGGAACGATGGCAGGGAACCCTTTCCACCGATTCCAAATGGAGCCTTTCCGCCGGAAACACTCAGGTGCGGTAAGTTTAGGTGTGGAAGAGACCAGCTAAATTTTAAAGCGCTCTTAAATCGTCCAGGGAAGGTTTTTACAAAGGATACTGCCTTGGTAAAGATGCTCTTTACAGCTGACGGTATCTTAGTAAACGCCCCTTTAACAGCCGATAAAATACCATTTCCCTTAAATGCTCCCTTGAATCCGTTTACAGCATTTTTAGCGGCACCCTTTAAAAGAGAAGGGAGATTTTTGACCCCTTTTATTATGCCGGTAACAATATTTTTGCCAAGCGACAGCCAGTTGAATGCCGTAAACACGCTCACAATAGCTGTGATAATTTTCGGCAAATTGGCAATCAATAATGGAATAGCGCGAACTAAGCCAATCGCTAAATTTGTTATGATTGTTACTCCTGTTGCAAGGATTTTTGGCGCGTTATCGTTAATAATGCCGGCTAAATTTGTTATAATTGTAGGTACATATGCAATTAGTACAGGGATAGAGTTAATCAGCCCTTGCGCGATATTCTGGATAAGTGTTAAGCCTGCATTTATCAATTTGCCTGCGTTGTTCCTCAATGACTCTGTAAATTGTGTCAGCATCGGCAACGCCTGCCCCAAAAAGGTTGGGATGCCTTGAGTCATGCCGCTGGCGATAGTCGTTAACAAATTAATCCCGACCGATGTAAACACATTTAGCCCCGTGGAAATCGTAGAGGCAAGATTGTTTAACAGTTGGCCGACAGCAGTTGTAATACTGCCAGAGTTTTGAGTAACGCTCGAAATTAAACCGTTTATGAGGTCGCCGCCGATTTTTGTCAGTCCCGGCAACTGACCACTAAAATTAATCGCATCTTGCGCCAGTTTGGAAAGGGCGCCGCTTATGCCGCCAGATTCCATCGCCTCAGCTAATCCACTAACCTCGCTTGTTATACCTTTGATGGCACCACGGATAGTACCCGAAAAGGTATTATAAAAAGCAAGTTGCAGGCCTTCTGTGGCGCTAGATAGCAAGGTTATGTCGCCCTGCAAATTATCTAACTGCGTAGCCGCCTGTTGTGCTGCGGAGCCGGAAGAATCCTGTATTCCTTTCCAAAATTTTTGCACAGTCGCATCACTCGATGCGGTCATTTTATTAAACGCCTGTAAGCCTTGCGTTGTAAAAATCGTTGCAAGAGCATTGTTTTTTTGTTCCGCTGTCATACCCTGCAAAGAGCCATTAAGCTCGTCTACGAGGTCGTTAAAATCTTTTGCCTCGCCGTTTGACTTATAGGCGGATACACCTAACTGATCTAAAGCTTTTGATGCATCATCAGTCGGAGTATATAAGTCCGCCATTGCCCTATTTAATGCCGTAGATGCCTCGGAGCCTGTCACGTTCTGCTCTGCCAAGCGAAGTAAGGAAAGCGTGACACTGTCCGCCGCTTGACCGTAGTTTTTCGCTGTGGCAGCAGAACCGGAAAAAGCCTCTCCAAGGCCTCTTACATCCGTATTGGCAAGAGTAGCACCTTTTGCCATCAAATCGGCATAGTAAGATGCATTACCCATCGAGTCGCCAAAGCCTTTTACCGCACCTGCGGTATATGATGCCGATTCTTCCAGACTCATAGCACCGGCAGAGGCAAGGTTAAGTACTGTTCCGATACCGCTAATCTGTTCGTCAGCCGATAAGCCGGCTTGGGCAAGGATGTTCATTCCTTCCGCCGCTTCTGTTGCTGTGTACTTTGTTGTACGCCCCATTTCCTCAGCCTTGGCTTTGACGTTCCCTATTTTGTCTACGGTTGTTCCCATGGTAGCTGCTACCTGAGACATTGCAGTATCAAAATTCATTCCGGCATCTATTGATGTTTTTGTAAATGCAACGGCGGCAGCAGAGCCGGCCACCATAGCTGTTTTAGCTACTTTCCCGACCGCTTTAAATGCCCCGCCGATTTTTGATGTGGACGAGCTGGCGTTACCTTCTGCGTCTTTCAGCCCCTGCTTATATGCGGTGTCTTTGATTGCCAGAGTGACAAACAATTCCATCACATTCAATCACTCATCACCACCAATCCGGCTTTTTTAATGACGTCCGCGGCTATTTCTTCGCCAGTCTTTGTTACTGTTTGCTTTTTATCGCTATTAATTAAATCAAAAAATGATACATAGAGATATTTCCCACCGAACGCCTGCGAAATGCTTTCGGTTACATATTTCAGCCCATCGGCCATGTATCGTTTGTAAATTAATTCCTCTGTGTCGTCTAAAATCTTAGCCTTGACGTACAGCAAGAATCCCTTTACGCTTCTTCCTCTGTATTCTCCTGCGCATCGCCAGAGGGTTCTTCTGTTGCGCCTGTTGACGCTGAGAAAAAAAGCTGACGTACCTCCGGCTCATTGACGAGATTAACCATATCCTTGATAACGTCCATTAATTTGTGCTTTTTCTTGTATTCCTCAACCGTCTGTAATTCAAACGCCGCCAGAATCCCGATCACATCATCTTTGTGCGTTTTTAACAGCTTAGGGGCTGTTTTTGCACCCCTTGCAAAGACTTTGATATATTTCTCACCTTCCCGTGGCACAAGTTCCTGGCACAACTTAAGTGCTGTATCATCGTCTGCGATATTTCCGATGTATTCAAGAGAATTCGCAATCGCTTCTAATCCCTGTTCTGCTGTTAATTCTGATAATCTCATGCTTTCCTCCTACTCTGCGCCGCCTGTTCTAATGTAGACTTCGTACGGTAATATTTCTGGGTTTTTGATGCTGTAGTGTCCTGTGTATTCAAAATCAAAATTTCCTTTGGTTTTATCCCCTGATTTAATCTTAAAACCACCCGTAGAGAGTGCGTTCATAGTTCTGATTGCGATAAATCCGGCGGAATCTCCGGAGTTTTCGTCCGAATAGTCCCCTATCCACCAAAGGTCTTTAAAATCTTCCACCTTTAAGTCCGCCCTTGGTGTTACTTTGTTGCCTACTACGTCTGCTGCCGCCATAAAACTTTTAGCCTGTGCGGTATCCATTGTAACGGCTGTGCCTGATAATTTTACCTCAACAGAATCAAGCTTTTTGAGTTCCATTGTGTTTTTAGGCACGTTGTCAATGTCTTCCCCAAAATCCGTAAAGGATGGCTCTGCACTAAAGCTAGAGCCGCCGCTGGTTGCCATGAGGATGTTAGTTGCTGTTATGGTGCCCGTTTCTGGCTCAAAGGTCGATGCAATAATACCGGCGTTAATCTGGATTTTTTTAAAAAGGTCAGAAGGAACCTGCGTATACTTCATTTACTCACCTCGTTAAATAGTTATAAATTGCATAGTTATTACTGTGTATCTGCGTACTATCGACGAGTCGGCTTCATCAAATAAAGGAGTCCACGGCTGGTCCTGCGACAGAAAAATAAATCCATCATCGCATTTTACCGTAGCGCCCCCTTGCAATCTGTCGCTGATTTCTTTTGCTTTTTTGTTTGGGACTGCCTCAGATTCTGTGTGATACCAAATGTTTACAGTACTAGCGGCGGCCGCACCTGTCCACCAGTTTGCTATAATCGGTTCGTATGTGATAAAAGGAAATGCGGTATCCTCTGGCACCCTGTTAGACGGATATGCAGTTATGCCGAAGGATGACCAAAATTGATATAGTGCCGCCGTTGGGGTCATGACGTTAACTCCCACTTTTCCGCCATGACCTGTGCTATGTCTAAATTGGACGATGCAGGGGTTTCTTTTTCTCCTGCATTTGATGTAACTCTAAAAATTTTTCCGTCTTTTGTTTTTAATACATCATGATAGCCTAGCTTTACTGTTTTAGCCGTAGTAATTGTATATGTTGCTGTTACGCCCTCTTTTTCCGCCACCCTGGCAGACATAGAGGTATCTCGGACTATTGCCGCCTGTATTTTAGCGCCCTCGACCCACTCGGTGATAAATCCACCCTCACCGTCAGAAGTACGCTTTTTATCCATGAGTATGCAATCTTGTAAAAATTCGTTGATTAAACTCATGCCATTTTCCTCCATGGGTTCAGGCGTGCCCTAAAGGCATCTTGCCATGTGTAGGCCTCGCCTTTACTATTTGTTGCCCTGCTGTACGAATAGCCGCCAAATGACTCCGACTGATACGCTCCTAAATTGCCGTTCTTCGCCTGCCACTCGCTGATTTCGTCCACCAGTGATAAAAACGGTTTGGGGATAGCCAGCGGAACAACTACGCCGTTAAAAGTCTCCTCCTGTAACGGAGCAGTATTGCCTTTGTGGTACTGATAAACCCCGTCATTAAAGATAGAGCCGCTTACTAAATAGTACTGCCCATCTTGTAGCGGGAGGCGAATCGCGGTAGTAGAATAACGCAGGTCTTTAGTATCTTCTGTCACGCCTACATCAAAATTAAGCGTGTCAAAAATCCAATCTCCGATTGTTATTTCTCCCGTGATTGCCGCCCCTTTGACCGGGAAGAAATTGTGAATGTGATTCATGATTTCATAAAGCACTCAATCATCCCCTTTTATTTTCCGTTCGAACTTACTTCCGAAACGGCACTTGATACTTCTGGGATAGTTTCTGTGGTTCCGACAGTAACTACGCAAACACCGTCAAGGTATTCTGCCCACAGCTTCATGCCCATAATGGCGTATGTTTCGCCTGTGGCGTTTGTATAGTTGCCGCCTGCGTGGAATCCAATCAGATTTGTTTCGCCAGATGTTGTGTAGTCCAGGCCAAGTTTTTTAAAATCACTATCGCCGGGATCAATATAATACAAGTCAATATTTTCTACAGGTGTTGCAATAACAGTTTTTGCCGGGATGTAGGCGTCAGGGAGGAGGAACAGTGTAGAGAAACCAAAGAAGTCTTTGATATACTGCAATCCAAACATTGTCTGCACAGTAATCTCTTTGTCCCCTAACCAGTCGTAAAAATCCATTACGTTTGCAAATCCTACGACTTCGGTTACGTTTCTGTTCATCCCTGCGAATTTATTGAGTACAGCACCTTTTGCGATTGCAAGCGCTTTCTGCCATTTTTTCTGTGTTCCTTTTAATGTTCCTGTTTTTAAAAACGTGTAAAAGTCTTTTAAAACCTTGTTCTGCAGCTCGACCATAAAGGCATCATCTGTCTTTTCAATTGCGACTGTTGCGCCCCATTTTGACACAGATTCAAGAGATAAAGATTTAGCGTATTTTTCTACGACAATATCTTCTCTTTTGCTTTCTACGACCTTAAACTGTGTAAAAGGGATTGCCTCTCCCTCACCCACATTTGCGCCGCCCTGTAAGGCTTCATCCTTCATCTGCGCTTCATAAGTCACTAAGCTAGTGCCCGGCTCTTTTCTGATAGGTTTAAAGATTCCTAAGATAGTTCTTAATGCATCCCAATTTTTGTCAAATCTTGTTACAAAATCAATTTCTCTCGCTTTGAGAGCGCTATCTGTATTTAATACAGTGCTAGTGGTTACTCCTGCCATTGGTTACTCCTTTCAAAATCCAAAAAGTTCGTGGTTTTCCGCAATCGCTTTCTGACGTTCGCCTGCATCTTTAATTTCCATGATTTCTTTCTTGGTCATTTTCCCCGGTTCTCCTCCCGGTGGATTTGATACATTAGCGCCATGAGTCTTTTCAGTTGTAATATAATCGGCATACGCTTCTTTGATGCCTTTTTCTACCTCTGTTGCGTTCTCAAGTTTCCCGTCAGTTCCGATTTTTAAATTATCAATAGTTTCTTTTGACGCTTTTAATGCAAGGCTAATTACTTTACTAGACACGCCGGAATCCTCGAGCATCTTTTTGTATGCAGCTTCTTTTGCATTGTAGGATGCCTTCTTGTCCTGTTCGGCTTTGTAGCCTTCAAAATCTGCGTGTTCCTTCTCGTACTTGCCTTTCCAGTCGTCCTTTTCATAGTCCTTCAATTTCTTCTGGAGGTCTGGGACTTTCTCTGCGTCCTCTTTGTATTTAGTGATTTCGCCTTTTAAACCTGTAACGGTTGCAGAGTGCTCCTCGATAATCGCGGAAACTTGTTCATCTGTGAGTGTCATGCTCTTTAAAAAAGCTCTTGTTAATGCCATTTGATTACTCCTTTTCTTCGAGGGATTTCTTTCCCTAAATGACTTTATATGTAAATCGCAGTACTTCGCGATTACTTTCTAAATGTTTTTGCGGCTTTGAGGGATTTTGCTCCAAATTTGCCGTCGATTTTTAATTTGCATTTCGACTGAAAAATGTCTACCGCATCTTCTGTCTTTTCTCCATATTTGCCGTCAGTATCTAATTTCGAGTCGATAGCCCAGTTTAAAAACTTCTGTAATTTTTCAATTTCCCCTCTTGCGCCTTCTAGCACTGTGATACCGTCTAAAAATGTGTAATAGCCTCGTGGTGGCAATTTAGGGAATTTCCCAGTGTATTTAACCTCTTTCGTTGTTTCTTCCTTCTGCTCCACCGCCGGGAAGTCATGATATAAAATATTTAAATCAAACTTGCCGCCGTTGCCGGTTGAAACCTTGGCCGGAAACACGCCAGAGCTGGTATACTGCCATGCCATGAGGTCAGGCACGCTTGCAGGCTTGTAAGATTTGTTCGGCGTTGCCTTAAACGCCATGCGGTTATAGCCTTTGTAATAACGTGCAATCCACCAGTTTTTACAGTTAACTTTGTTTTTATCAATATGCTCCGCAAAGTATGATTTACCAGTGTAAACGCCGAATTTATACCCTCTTGACTCAACGACAGTCTGTGCCGCATTGATAATCTCGGCAATCTTTACTTTACTTAGCCTTGCCTGCACTTTATCCTCGATGTCAAACCAAATGCCGTATTTAAAATGTTTCTTGCTGGCCTTGTCGAGGATGTCGCACACAAGCTCCATGTCCGACTTGGCTTTTGCCACTGTAGTAGCGTATGTGTAGTTATACACGCCCCATGGGATGCCTAACTCCTCACATTTTTTGTAGTTTGCCTCAAACTTCTTGTCTTTGCCTAAATCCTTGCGGATAATCTTAATGATTGCACCATCACAACCGTATTTCTTTACTTTCTTCCAGTCGATTGTGCCGTTGTATACCGACACGTCAATAATTTTCCTCTGTGTCATTTTCTCATCCTTTCCATCTCAGCACATATAAAATCTTCTGATTTCCGTTGATGATCCTGTGTATCTTTTTATATGTTCCGCCTGCTTTTTTGGTATTTGTACTAGCCTTTCCGGCGTCCCACCACACCATTTTATTGCTCTCGTTTATTCCTGCGAAAATATTGGTGTGCAGGCGGTAAAAGCAAATGTCTCCCGGTTTTAATTTGTTTTTATAATTCCGGGGTAATTTATTTACTTTTATCAATCTATATCGTTTTGATATAGCCGCTTTTGTTCCAGCACCCTTATAGACAACTCTTCCGTTCCTGTTGCAATAAAACAGTTGTCCCGGTTTGAGGATGCCTAATTGCTGTAGGCAATAACATACATACGATGCACAATTACTTACCTTTTTCTTCTTTGCGCCTGCCCAGCTATTCGCCACGTTCTGCGAGTATTTAAACTTTTTATCAGTAAAATACTCCGCCATTTCTTTTGCCTTGACGAGCAAAGACAATCTGTCCATTATTCCATCGCTCCTTTTAATTCATCTGCAATGATTGCTGTGTATTCTTTCGCGTAATTTGCCGCCGCCGGTTTTAAATACGGCTGCGCCCTCTGACCGTTTGTGATGTGCCATTGTCCCTTATCGTCCTGATAAGTCCACGGGGTCTTTCTTCCTCCCTTGTAATACACGCCAGTTCCCAGTTCCACATAGGCGGCATATTCTTCGTTACTTCCTATTATCTCTGTGAGATTTTCCAAGTCAGTCCGATGCGTAATGCTATTTCTCAATGCACCCGTATCAACCGGGCAAAGGTCTTTTGCGTGCCCCTCTGCGGCGGCTCCTGCCTGCTCTAATGCTCTTGCAAGTGCCATCGTGGTCTTGAGTATTACTTCGTCTACGTGGCTCACAACATCAATATCCGCCATTATATTCGCCCCCTTTGCGTTGCTAACCATTCGTAATAGGTCATGTCCTCCACGACTTCGTTTCTGCCTGTCTCTGGGTTTCTGACACGTATCATTCGCGGTTGTGCCAGTTCGGCGGGTAGTGCAGTTCTCTGCGTACAACGACAGTTATAAACCTCCGCCGGGATTCCGCTTGGGTCTCCCGGATACATGAGACCGTTGGAGTAAGCCATGTTAAACGGTACTTCTTCACCGTCTAATGCCCTGTGGCTGTCTCGTGTCCTCAAGTCCTTTGTTGCTGTCCAATGCTTAACTACATCAATTCCCATCTGGTAGGCTTCCTCATATGCTGCCTGCCTGCCCCCGTTCTGCGCCCCCGTGAACGCTGTGCGGGCATTTCTAATTGCGGCAGTATGATTCATACCTGTAACGTCTTGGAATCGCCCTGCGAGCTTTCCTATGCTGTCACCCTGTAAAACTCCTTGCAGTAGTGCATTTTGCAGTTTCTTCTTGTTCCAGCGCACATCCTTGCTTTTTAGCACCCTACGTGGTGGAAGAATCTTCTGCTTTTTGACCGTCAGCCGTTTAACTGTGTGCTCGTCAACTAGATTAAATGCAATATCTCCAATCTCTTTCATCTGTCTATCAGACACAAGAGATTTAATCATGTACGCCTCGAAGTTATGATTAAGGGCAATCACAAGAGGAGTCTTCTCGTTGATGTATGCCGCGGCAATCTGGTTTGATTCTGTCAGTCGCCGTGCCATGTCCTCGCGCAGTACTTCCCACCTCCGCCCTCTGCCATACTGATTCATTAGCCACGCTTCAAACTCTTTTTTGGTGTACTTCCCTGCCTGGTATGCCGCATATTCTTTAGCGTACCGGCGGGAGAACTGTTTAAAATAGTTTCTCGCTTTGTCGTCAAGCTCCTTTTCAGCCTGCTTATATACGTCTGTCAGCTGCTTTTCTAACTTTTGCAGCTCCTGCTCTGTCCACTTGTCGGATGGATACATAGTTATTCATCCCCTTCCGGGATATCTTCCGGCGCATCGGGTTCAATCGGCTCCGTGTAGCGGTTATATGATTCTTCGTCTAGCTTTGCCAAAATGTCCGTCACTTCCTCTGGTGCGACAAACGATAATTTTTTTAGGATGGTTTCTTCGTCCAGATAGTTTGCTGCCTCAAGAATCATATCTGTACGCTCTTTCTCGTTACTGATTCTGTTCCGCTTAAATTGCGGTTCGTCATCAATCCCCGCAAGCTCCAGAATTTTCTCAATCGCATCGCCTACGAAGTACTCAAAATCATCTGCATTGTCGTCTAGCGGTTGGTATGCCGCGTCGATATGGTCGTTTGTTGCCCCGGCGGCTATGGCGTGTACATCCAATGCCCCGAAGTCCTCGTAAATTTCCGACCGCATTTGTGTGAGGAACTCTTTTCTGGCCGTATATGGCGGCTCTTGTGTGTATGCCTGTACCTGCCCCTCCTCAGCCTTTGCGATGTGCTGAAATTTTAGGCGGTCTCTAAACTCTGCCAGCTCGTCGTCTGTCATACCGTCAGCGTTGGAAATTAGCCAGTACATCTGTGCGCAGTCGTCCAGATCATTGGCAAACCCGGATTGCACCGCGTCGTAGGCATCAATCTTTGACTGCATCCCCCTCAGGGTGCTTATATGCCTTTTGTTTCCAAACATTGGTACAATAGGGAGGCTACTATAGTTTTCTTCCCCGATGATTTCGGGTTCCAAATTGTTCGCAACCTCGACCCTCTGTCTGTATGCTCGTTTGGGAGCGTTCTCTTTTAATTCTCCGAATTTACTTTTTGCGCTGTAGGTTGTATATCCATCTACTTCGTACAGCACAACCTTAAATGGTTTTTGTTCGTCCAACTGCCAGAATCGTATGCCCGCCATCAACGCCCCTGTGTCCTCGTCCCACATCGGGGCGAACTGCGTAAGGGGAAATTCGTGCACGTGGTCTACATTCCAAAAAAGGAAGGACTGACCGTGAATTAATGCATTGTATGCCGCCTCTTTGATTCTCCTGTCAAACTGTTTGCCCAGTTTATCCTTGACACTCATGTCATTAAAAAAGACACCGTTTCCCAGACTGTATGAACAACGCTGCGTATTTAATTTATGAAAGAAATTAGAGCATATCTGTGCGTTAGACGAAAAATTATCTATCTTTTTTTGACCTAGCAGAGTGTAATAAACACGCTGAAACTGTAAAATAGTTTCGTTTTCCTGCGCGTCATACTTATCCGCTTTTAACGCCTCTTTGTATGCTCCTGTACTCTCGTGGAATTTTATAAACTGATTTATAAATTGCCCTTTGTCTTTTGCGGCAATGAAATCTTGATATGATAAATACATTATTATCACCCCAGAATTGATTTGTATTGTCTTGTTCGGCTGCGCTTGACGAGTTTTAATGTTTTTACAAAATACCTGATAGCATCCATTGCGTGGTCTGACTGTTTTATGACTGCATCCCTGCCTTTGTCAGCCGCTATTGGGTCCCATGCATAAATGCCAAACTCCTCGATCGTGTGCGTGCAAGACGGGTCAAACGATAATTTGTCTTGTGTCAACATCGTCTCAACGTCTGCTATCCCATCGTTAACAGTGTTATCCGCCTTTTTGACCTTATGCCCTCTACTGCGTAACTCCACGATGAGAGCGGCGGCGGATGGGTCAACAATCACCAAATCATCTTTCTGCCCGTTTAGCGTGTCCTCTAGTCCTTTTACTAGCTCGCTGACCGGTTTCATTCGGTTGTTTTCTCTGCCTGAGTAGTAGTACTCTTTTATGCAGTGCCAGTTGCCAGTATCTACTCGTTTCTGCCAGACTAGGAAGACGGTAGCGTTCTGCATACCAAAGTCGGAGCTAACAATTATCTCTCCGCTAGTCTTTGCTTTACAGACATGTCTTTCCTCAGAAAACATATCGTACACAAGTCCTTCGGCTACTGCCCAGTTGCCTAGTATGTATCGTTGATACCTGTGTGTCCCGGAGTACTCTTTTATTAGCTCGTCCACTACCTCCGGAGGTAGGCAGCCATCGTGTATGTTGTACGCCTGCTGGAATATATCTGCATCGGAATCCAGAAAGCCTTTGAACCAGTGTTTCGGTCCCGCCGGGTTGCACGTCCCATCAAAATGACTGTGCGACGTTCTGAGACGAGATTTTAACATCTCAAATACTTCTTGATTCCACGTCGTTACCTCATCGCCGTATGCATACTCAATCGTCGCTCCCTGTATCCTTGCAACGTGCTTCTTGTTGTCAGCACCTAATGCATATACTTTTTTGCCAAACAGCTGTACTGTATTGTCACTGCGTATTTCGCCTACTAGCTCCTCGCCCCAAATCTCCCGCATGGGGTCAAGTATGTTACGTTGTAGCGTGCCTCTGGTGTTTCCCAACATCACAGCAAGCCCTAATCCCTTTAGATGTGTCAGGCGTTGAGGGATTACGATTGCGTAGTCCACAAAAGATTTCCCGGAGCCTGTCGCCCCGGTCTTTACGTTCCAACGATGGTTGCAGCCTTGCAGGTATTCTGCCTGCTTGCTAGTCAATGGCACTATCGACACCCCCAAGGATTTCAATAGCTTTTGCCAGTGCTTTATCGCTTGCGCTCTCTGACTGCGGCTTATCTCGCCATTGTTCTGGCTTCCTGTTCTTTAACCAAAATATCTGTGCTGTTGTATCCGGCGCAACGTGCTTTTTTGTAACCTTTCGCTCCGTCATTACTCCGCCTTCGTACTTTTCACTCGTCTCCTCGTAGCTGTACCCTAACGCCCGTTGTAACAGGCTTTTTTCCACCTGCCTGTCCACAACATCCTTTCCCTTTTTTAAGGTATCGGCTAAAATTGGAAATTTTTTCTTCCATGTATACAAGGTATCTGGGTTAATACCGATGTTTGCCGCAATCTCTTTGTCTGTGCATCCATCTCGTGCCCATCCCTCTAGTTTGAGCAACCCTTCTTGGGTCAGCCACTCCTGGTATTTACTTATCCCATTTTGGGGGTCACCTCCTAAATACAACCATAACCCCGTAAACAATCCATTACGGGGTTATATGAAAGGAAAGAAAATATGAAAAAAATCGTTTACGCCAGTTGCAATAATGCAACTAAATACAAGTATAAGGAATTGCACCTTAACAGCCACCGGGGTAAGACTAATAAGCGACTGGTCTCTAAACACTTGTAGATCCGCAACCTGTATGGAACGCAAGGCACCGTGGGATAGGCGTCTTACGTACTCTCTTTTACGCGGGTGAGAGTTTACACTTTTACCACAAAAAGATAGAGGAGGTTATGTCTCACAAAAAGTTACCAGTACTCGTCCGTACAAGTGTATTGTACGACATCTTTTAAGCTGTGTTAGACAAACATAAAAAAGAGAGGGAGATAATTCTCCCCCTCTAATATCCTGCATATTTCCCAGCCAAATTGGCGAAAGCACTAAGCCATCTGCGTATAGTCATTTCTGCGTATCCGAGCTTATCCGCCGCCCCTGCTATCGTGTATCTATCCTCGAAATACACCAGCTGTACGGCTTTCATTCTGTCCTCACCATTGTCCATCCCCTCTGTCTGTTTTATCGCCTTGTTAATAGCGTACATCCATAAAGCTGACTGAGCTGTATTTTCTGCAATCAGTTTGTCTGGGTACTTTTTTACCTGCTTTACTGCGTGCCCGTACCAGTCGTGTTTGGGATTGCTCAATTTTCTTACCTCCGCGTAATCATCGCTAATATCATCATTACTGCTGCATAAATCTTATCTTCTTTTTCTTCTGCCAGTATCCATTCCGACAAAGCAATCACTGCCCATATTATAGCCATCACGTTACTTATCACGTTATTTACTGTACTCATATTAGCTCTCCTGTCTTTTATTATCAAATACAAAATATTTATCTAAAAATTCAAATGCTATATCTAGATTGTAAGACGAATACCCAATACTGTAATTAGCTTCGCCAGCTTTTCTGTATTTAATTTCGTAATATGGTTTTTCTCGGCTTCCGTGAACTACAATTTCTGCTTCGACTACGTGTTCCTTGTACGCCGCTTCTTCAAAAGGAATTATTGTAGCTGTTTTTGTTTTCTCCATTTTCTTTTTTCTCCTTTTTGTTTTAGTTCACTCGCCGATACATAACCGTATTTCCGTTTGTCAGCCTTACAACTACCTCGTAAGGCTCTTGGCTTGGTATTCCGTCATTAGTTTTGTAGCCAACCCCCACAATAGCGTCGGGACTGGCAAGAACACCGCACTTCTCGCAGTATTCAGATGCTTTATACTCGTAGTCTCTACACCTAAATCCCATAGCTTCAGGTGTCCACTCATCCGGATTTGTTTCTTTTAGCTTGCACATTCCTTCTATTGTTCCAAACTTACACTCATTGCACCTTCCTGTGCAAGCTTTTCTGATTGTTTCTAATGCGTTAATCATTTCTTTTCTGTCCATTTTTACTCCTTTCATATATGCTCATGTGGTTCGACCGGTTCCCAGTGTTTTTCAGCTTCCTGCTCAACCAATCGGTTATACCGCTCTACAAATTCTTCCTCACTTATTTCATTTTTTATGTATTGTTGTGCTAAACCCATATATGTATCCGGTTCGATTGTATTATCGCTCATTTATGCCTCCAATCTAATTTCTGGCCGCACCAAGAACAATATTGAATACTTTGAATCTCCACTTCATTTGGTGTATACGTTTCGCCATGACAAATCGGGCACTCACATACATATTCATTGCCTGTGAATCTTTCAATAGGTTTCTTGGAAATCTGCTTTTCCAATGCTTTGAGTGCCATCAATATGGCTTTATCATGTTTTCTTGCCGTAATTGCACTTTTTGGTGGGTCTGTGTGTATATCCTTTTCTAAAATCCCAATCGCCTCTTCTAATGTCATTATTCATTCCCCCTTATTCTTCCGCACGCTTTCGTCCACTCCCTCGCAAATCTCTTTTCTGCCAGGTCGCTTGGGAAAAGCTTTGTTTTTTTGTTTTTGTTTCCTCTGTTTCTCAACTCCCTTTCTACGGCTTCAATTTTCCCCCTCGATTTGGGTGTTTTGCGTAGTTAGGTCATTGCTTCCCTTAACTCTTGTTCTGTGCATCCCACCAGAAATGCGGCTCGGTCAAGGCTTGGTATTTCATATAGTTTTTTCGCTATTTTGTTTTGTATTTTGTCAAAATCTTCGTCTTTCAGCCCGTATGGCATTTTCTTTCCTTTCCCCTCCGGAATAAATCCGGAGGAATCAATGGCATATAGCTCCTCATGGAACCGTTAACGTGTTGCTGTAATGTGTATCTATCCTTAACCCCGGAGGGTGTCCAGCTTTAATATCTTACCCAGTCAAACGGCAATTTATTTACTAGCAGGCAAGCCGCGCCCTCCTTTCCTACCGCAAAAAGGCAATTTCGGCAATATTTATGCTCGTTGCAGTACTTCCCGAGCGTTTTTGCCGCTTTTCTTGCTTCTGAGTCTCCTGTTTTTTTCATTACGCCACCTCCCTGATCGTGATGCCATACCGTTCAAGCATCAGCTTTCTCTTGATGATGTATTCCGGATTTTTTCTTGTGCGCGGGGATTTTACGTCCTCAACAACAATCTTTCCCTCTTTGTCTGTGTAGCGGAAATCTGCTGTATATGATACGGGGCGTTCTGTAGTGCCATCCTCTCGTTTCTGGCTGCCCACAAGGATGTATCTCGGCTGCCGCTCTAATCCTGTAATTTTCCCCGCTTGTTGCATCGCCGCCAGCTCTAAATAGCGATGCATTTCTCTTTTACTATCAAACTTCCCATCTTTCGTAAAAATCTTTTTATTTCTAAATTTATTCACAGGTAATTCCTCCCAAATGTTTTGATAAATTCTTCTCTCGTTCCGTTGTTCTCCTCCCAGTACTTCTGCGCCAGTTCTTTGAGATACCTGTCTAGCGGTCCGTTGGGATTGCGGTGCACTGCCTCGCCACCATTGGTATGGTGATTCAAACACAAATAAACTGTAAAGCCATACTTTTCGGCTTGTTTTCTGTTGCTACTGCCATATAGGACATGATGTCTATGCAGATTTCTAGTCGTTTTGCAGAAAAAACACTCTTTTTTTGTTTGTAGTACGCTATTCATCGCCAGAATCCTCGCTTGCAAAATGATATTCCATCAAATCGGCGATCATTAGGTATTCTTTTGCTATTTTCCCGCTTCGTGTTTCTTTTACCTGTTTTCTAAATTCTTCTAAATCTCCATGGAAGCATCCGCAATTAACCATTATTTTTTTATTTTTGTCCCTATAAAAAGTTGTGCATCGGAATTTTGTTCCGAAGCCCTGTGCTAATGCGTAATCTGTATTACCGGACACCTGTGCATCGCCGCAAACCTTTGCGTTGCCGGTAACCTGTGCATCGCCAAAAACCCATGCGTTGTTGTAAACCCGTGCGTTGCCGTAAACCAATGCATTGCCGAAAACCTTTGCGTTACCGGTAACCCATGCGTTGCCGGTAACCTGTGCATTGCTGTAAACCTTTGCGTTGCCGGTAACCTGTGCATTGCTGTAAACCTTTGCATTGCCGGTAACCTGTGCATTGCCGTAAACCTGTGTATCGCCGGAAACCTCTGCGTTGCCGCAAACCTGTGCGTTGCCGGTAACCTGTGCATCGCCAAAAACCCATGCGTTGTTGTAAACCCGTGCGTTGCCGTAAACCAATGCATTGCCGAAAACCCATGCGTTGCCGTAAACCTGTGCATCGCCGCAAACCTTTGCGTTGCCGCAAACCTGTGCATCGCCGTAAACCTCTGCATTGCTGGAAACCTCTGCGTTGCCGCAAACCCGTGCATTGTCGTAAACCCATGCATTGCCGTAAACCCATGCATTGCCATCTTGGGATACATTTCCCTCTTTCTCTACGTATCCGCCAAGCTCTCCGGCTTTCACGTCTCCAAATTCAACCACTGCCTTAATTCTAAATAATTTTTTTCCAGCCGCATTTGTGATAAATTCTGTTGTTAATTCAAATTTTTTCATTTCTCTTTTTCCTTTCTTGGCTTCCATTTTCCTAGCATTTGTTCCAGTTCTCTTGGTGTTAGCGTTTCAATTCCTAAGTCTTCTGCTTCCTGTATCGTTCCTTTGATTAGCTCACTCATTTCCCGGCTGTCGTAGGTGTGTGAACCTCGCATGAGCCTGTAAAACACTACCTCTTTGCCTTTTTCTAGCCGCCGTCCTATCGCAACCGTGTGAATGTCCTCTTTTTTGTACATGATGTTGGTTGGAACATTGGTTTTTAAAACTGCTATGTCCCCTTTTATCAGCTCCGGCTGTCCGTATCTGCCTATCATCAAATTCTTGGCTTCTGCCTTGCTCGTTCCGACTTTTTCCGCTATTTTGGTGACTAGGACGTGGAAATAAGCGTTTGCCGACAAGCTCCTTTTCTTGCGGAACGGTTTAATTATTACGGACAGCTTTTCCAGCTTTTTCAGTTCATCCACGCCCTTTATAAACCGCTCCGCCTCGTTAATTTCCAGGGTAACTGTTATCTTTTTGCTAAAATAATCCACTGCTAAGTTTTTTATTTTTCCAGTTAAATCCATGCTATTTTAGTCCTAATTCCTTCATGGCTTCGGCATATTGTTGTTGTGTCGTCTGATACAATGATTTTAAGCCTCTTTGACTTGCCCATTCTTTAATTTGGGCTTCCGTCATTCCCTTTTTTTGCATCAAATCATAGAGCCGTTTCGCCTCTTTCTCCGTGACAACCTCGTTGCGTTTGTATTCGTCTGTATCCGCGTCTTTCGAGTCGTCCAGAAGAAACAAACTATTTAAGGCGTATTTTCTCGCGTAGCTCGATGCTGAGCCGGTAACTTGTGCTGCATCCATCTTTTTTTTGCTTTCTTCTTCTCTGGCGTATGCTGTAGTGCAAAAACTGCCCTCGCTTTCTATGTCTTTTAAAATTGCTGTCGCCTTTATGTAAAATCGGTTGCCTAACATAATAATTTCGTCATTTACGGCTAATATTAAGCCTTCCCTGTCCAATAAAGGCTTTACTGCCTCGTAGATGTCCTCTAAGCTCCTGTAACTATAGCCGCCATACTCGCTGTATTTACTCTTGGGCACCTTTAATTCTGCCTGAATTTTTTGCAACTTTTTGTGAATATTCCCCATCTTTCTTACCTCACAATCACGCTCTTAGATGTCTCAATATGTGCCCCTGTGACCTCTTTCCCGGCTTTAATCGCCTTTTTAATCGCTGTCTTGTCTGCCTGTGGCTCTGGAATCCTGATGTATTCCTCTGACAGACTGCCTAAATCGTCAATAGTCACAGACTCGTTGTTTCTGTATGACACGCTGACTCTTGCCGTCTTGAGCTTTTCACCGTCAAGAGCATGGGACAGATAGTCCTTGCACCTCTGTGCGGCGTTCTCGCAACTTCTACGGCGTTTCGCAAGCTTTTCTTCTTCCTCTTTGATTGCTTTTGCTTCTGCGGCATAATTCTTTACTGCCAGCGCGATTCCCTCCACCTTTTTGTCTCTCTCAATGTTGAGAGCCTCAAGTTTTTCGAGGTCAATAATTTCTCCTGTCTCCTCGTCTACGCAATCCATAATTGCACTGTCAATCTCGTATAGTGTCATTGCTCTAATTCCTCCTCATATCCCTGCTCGTATTCGTTGCAGTTTGCCGCGCCTCGTTTGATTGCTTTGTGTGCTGTTCTGCACTCATATTCCGCCTCAAGGCGCTGTGTCTTTAAATACTCTCTAGCCGGGTCAAATCCTCGTTCCATTTTCTGTCCCCCATGCCTCTTTAATAGCCTTGCTCAGTTCATTGTAGCCTCTGGCGTATGCCTCTATCTTTTTCATATCGTTGCTTCTTTCAACGCCCAGCCTAAACAGCTCAAGCAGTCCCTGTGCCACCTCTTTGTCTTTGACAGCAATCGTGACTTCCGCCGGGATTACTCCTTTTCCCATCACTTTATCGTCATATTCCTTCGCCTGGAACCACGTCGCATTAATCATCGCATCCATAGCCTAACCTCTCTTTCTTTCCTGCTATCCAATCCCCTAACGCTCCCTCGCACTGTTCCGGGGGATAATTTTTATTATCCTGCTCTAATCGCTCAACTATTTCTCCCAGTGTGGGTAGTTCTGGTACTGTTTCTTTCTGCTCTATCGCTCCCGCCGCCTGTATCATCTTTTGGAGTTTCGGTGGATACTTGTCTATCTCCTTTTGTCTTTCTAACGCCGCTCTGTAGCTCCTAAGGAAATTTGACTGTATGACCGTCTGAAAGTCCGCCGAATCTACTACCGCCCAGTCATGGAGCGTCTGCGGCGTTCCTACCGCCTTTTGTAACGTAGGGGGCAGTTTGTTAAACTCCTCTCTGTAACCGTAAATCCCATTACTGCACGCCTTTGCCACTGTTGCCCATGCTTCCTGCTCACTCAGGTAGCTGCTTTCTGCTTTGAGCTTGCTGGCACACTCCAAAATATCTGCTGGTGTTGGTGGGAACTTGCCAGTTGTCATGTACATCTGTGCCGCTACGCTTATTGTCTGGTAGTCGTTGTTCTTGCCTACCAGGCGGTACCACATGTCCAACGCCTGTTCGTTGGGAACAAATCCCGGAGCCGTGTAGACGGTTTTTAGTGCGGCTACGATTTTAGAAAACTCCGAAATCGTCATACATTCCGCCTCCCTCCTGTTCTTTCTGTGCCGCCCAGTGCTGTATATCTCCGTACAGCCGATCGTTGATGTTCTTCGTGCTGTCGTTACCTGTTTTCAGCTCAAAGAATCCTAACCACTCCTTGTCCAATGACTGGTCTATGATTTTTTTCATCGTTCCCAAATCTCCGCCGGACAACTCGTGTAATTTTTTGAGCAAAGCTTTCAAAGCTCTGTCTGTTCTTACTGGCTTTCTGATTTTCTTACGCATAGCAAGGAATTCCAAAAACTTGCAGTTAAGTTCTTCATCCTCGAAATACTGTTCTGGTTCTTTCTTTGCGCGCGCACTCTCTTTTATTCCTTTAGTACTTGATTCCTTAAGTATTTTATTATTTAAGTATTTTATTCCTTTAGTATTTAATTGCGTTGGATTTTCCTGCATAGGTTTTTCCTGTATTGGTTTTTCCAATATAGGCTTTTCCTCTTTAGGTTCTTCCAATACAGGTTTTTCCTGTGTTGGCTTTTCGTAAATGTCGTAAACTGTACCGCTTACCTGTCCTTTTTCGTTTCTCTCACGAGTCACTTTCAGGTATCCGAACGTCTTTAACTCTTCTAATGCGGCTCTTACGCCGTCTACGCCGTCTTTGTTCAAATTTGCCAGCCCCTTAACTGTGAAATCCCAGTCTTCCGGTAAACTAAGCATAAGACTCAGTAGACCTTTTGCTTTTAAAGACATATCCTTTTCTCTAAAATGATAATTCGACATAACGGTGTAGTCTGTCGTTTTATTTATTCTCATTACTGCCATGTCTACCTCCTATCTTGACAAATCGCCAAGTCTTTTGTAAAATCTAGTTATGTTTTATTTAGCAAGAGCTTAATGGTAGGGCTCTTCCTTTTTTACCTCGTGTTCTACGCCGTCTTTATCAGTGTAAAACACTTTGTCATACTCTACGCCCTGTTCTTTTCCCAAGAGGGTGTAGAGTAGTCTGGCAACATACTCAGGTCTTGGAGGTTCATTCATTTTTTATTCACCCCCTAACTCCTTTTCAGGTATCACAACTATTTTCACGCCCAGCTCCTTAGTGATGCGTTTCAAAGTTTCCGCATTAGGAAATCGTCTGCCCGTTTCGTATTTTCTGATTGTAACTTCAGCTAATCCACATCTTTCAGCCAGTTCTTTCTGGGTGATTCCACGTGCTTTTCTTGCTATTGCAAGCATCCCCCTTATATCTCCTACTTCCATCTTTACACCTCGAATCTCTGTTGACGGTTATATTCGTCAATTCTTAACTTTGTGTTTGTTTTCGGTTCCCAGTTGTCTACATAGTCAATAGCTTCCTCATATCGTTTGCGAGGGATATTGTTCCGGCTGTTAACTTTAAATCTGTCTTGCAAATCCCTGTTGCACTCTGCAAATACAACTTTACTGATGTATGCATATGCTTCTGTGTTCTTGCCGCCTAATGCATTTAAAACAGCTTTATTGACGTGCTGTCGCAATGCCTGTTGTTGTCCGTAGTCAATTACCATGTTACTCTCAAGGTTCTTTATACGGTCTTCGTGGTCTCCATAGCCTGTGGCGAGTAAGCCTATCTGCTCCGCTATTGTTGCAGGTTTTTGATAACCACCTGTCTTTCTAATGGACGGAAGAACCTCTCCGGCTACCCAGTCAGTAAAGCGTTCTGCACTTTCTTTGCGGCTCTGGAAGATTACTTTGTAAAGATTAAGTTCGTTCACGAAGTTTGCATTTTGTCTCCTGCCCACGCTGTCGATGACCATACTAGTAGTAACCCCATCGGGTTTTAACCTTGATTTGACTCTGCTAGGTTGTTCAAGGTCCAATGCGTGGCAAACATCCGCTAAGCAGAAGTACGGTTCGTCATTAATTATCTGAGTCCGAATTGAACCGAACTCATTGTTTTCGAAGATTTGAATATTTTTCATCTAGTCGCCTTCTTTCTGTTCTTCACGTTCCTGCTTCTTATTGCTTGCCATTGCTTCACCCATACCAAGTAAGTAGCCTTTATTAAATTCAGACATATTAGGAATAGCTTTTGTTATAGCTTCAAGAATCTGTTTTTCTTTTTCTGACATTTTTCAACACCTCTCTTTCTCGACCTGCCATCATCAGTACCGGGAGGTCATTCCCGGCAGACGGTCATTTCTGACCGTTTCGGCTATTTATTTTCTAAAATAATTTCAAGCACATTTTTTTCTGTCACTCTCATATCAGTAACTCTTTTGTCTAAAAGCTCGTCCGTTTCATAAGCCAAAAAGTAGTCCGCATAGTGCTCTGTTTTGAACTTCATACCAAACATTGTTACTACTGTTCTAATTAATGTGCTATTGTCAATTACCATTAAAATATCGCAGAATTTCATTTTGTTTTCCCTCCTGTGTGGTTGTCTTGTGTTTCTTAGCTTAGTTATACTTTATCATAACTCAGATAAATTGTCAACAGTTTTTTATAACTCAGTTATATTTTTTATTGACTTTGTAATTACTATGGTGTACTATACTAATTAGAAAGGAGGTGTCAAAAATGAATCGTCTTAACGAAAGAATTGATTATCTGATAAAGAGTCTTGGGATGAAAAAAACAGCTTTCGCTGAAAAGCTTAATGTATCACAGGCTTTTGTATCACAATTATGTTCAGGGGTTAAACAGCCTAGTGAAAGAACAATACAGGACATATGTACTAAATTTAACGTCAATGAAGATTGGCTACGAACTGGAAACGGCGAAATGTTTATCGAATTAACAAGAGATGAACAGATAGAAAGCTTTGTCGGTGATGTACTGAAAAGCGAGGAAGATTCTTTTAAAAAGAAATTTATTTCGATGCTTTCGGCGTTAGATGAATCCGACTGGGAAGTTCTACAGAAAATGGTGGAGCTAATGCAGGAAAACAAAAAGGGCTGATTATTTCAGCCCCAGTAAAGCCTTGATGTGTACGTAGATGAGCCGCAAACAACGCTCATCTGCCATATCAAGCATTTTAATAATTTCTTTCCTGTAATCCATGCAACCCCTCCTGTTATCAAATCTTTACTGCATTATATGATGCACGTATCTTATTTATTCATTTTGGACATTATTTTCAACAAATCACTTGATATTTTATTCAATATCCTGTATAATTTTACCTAAATTATTAATATAGTAATAATAAAAAAGGAGCAGAGAATATGAGCAAAGAAAAAACGAAAGTTTGCAAGCATTGCAAAGAAGAAATTGACGCAAAAGCTAAAGTGTGTCCTCATTGCCGGAAGAAACAGGGCGGCAAGTTGAAATGGGTAATTATCATTATCATCGTTCTGGCTGTTTTAGGCATGGCAATGGGTGGTGGTGACGATGACAGTTCTTCCACTGATTCTCAGACAAAGAGTGCTGCAACAACAGCAGCCAAGAAAGAAACTGCTAAAAAAGAAGAAACAAAAGAGAAAGACAGCGTAAAAGTTGGTGAATCTTTTGAGAATGACGGTTTAAAAGTAACTGCTAAAAAGGCTGAATTTGGATATGATGGTGGAGAGTATTTTACTCCAAAAGATGGATGTGAATATGTAGCTGTAGATTTTACTTGTGAAAACATTGCAGAAAAAGGTGACAAGTATGTATCTGTATCTGATTGCGAATGCTATGCAGATAATTCAGCTTGCGAACAGCAATACATAGGAAACAGTGATTTTGTTAACACTAATTTATCTCCAGGAAAGAACGTGAGCTTTACAACATATTACGAAGTACCAAAAGATGCAAAGAAAGTGATTTTAGAATATAGTGCTTCGTTCTGGACAGACAAGAAGATAACTATTAATTTAAAATAATTAGTCCACTAATAGGACAACCAACAAGAGAGAAGAATCAATTCTTCTCTCTTTTCTTTTTTCCTCAAGATAATAAAAAAGCACCTGTCGAAACAAGTGCTTTATCTTTCCAAAATGGAACTATTAATATTTTTGGTTTTCAAAACTAAGCTAACATTCACATCCCAAAATGTAACTATTAAAACCATGTCTATATATTACTTTTTTTCTCCGTATTTGTCAATGAGTTCTTTTGCCTTATCTATATTTTCTTGTATGGTATTGTATTCAGAATACCGATGTCCCTCAAATGCATAATAATCATGGTAATAATATCCAATGCTAATGTATCCGTTTGGCATTTTTATTCGAAACTCATTGTTCGACTTAAAAACCATGTCTTTAGGCAAGGTGGCTAAGAATCTGTCTAATTTTCTTCTTTTATTAAATTTTAATTCTTGCATATTGCTCTCCTCTGCCCTCGTAACCTCCGGGGCGGTAATAATATTTACATCTCCTTACAGTGGCAGGTTACCCAGCAATTTTGTTGTCCGCAAGGTAATTTGCCATGCGGAAAATCGCCTCTGTTTTCCGGGCAATTTTCACAGTTATATTCATTTTTGTAATTGTACATAAATTCTATGTACTCTTCTCTCTCTTTCATTGTCATATTTCCTTCTTTCTCCGGCGGAATTCGCCGCCGGTCGTGTATTTATTATAAAGATTCTATTTTGTCGGCAACTGTCCAGAGGATTTTTTTAATTAAACTTCCTCCTGGATTCTTACAAAACCAGTCTTCTTTTTTGCAGTCGTAATACAATTTAGCTCCAAATCCCCAGTCAACAAGGTTTAATGCTTGACGCTGTGCAAAGCTTTTGTATTCATCTGTGCAGATGCCATTAATGATTCTTCCACGTCCCATTGCTGCTGGCGTATTAGTTTCTTCGACTTCCAAATATTTCTGAAAGTCATTAATATAGATGCGTTTCATGTCGCCCTTCTCCCACACCTTATAGCCAAGGCGGATAAGCTTTTCCTCCATTGTCTCTTCCATGTTCTTTGCTTCCTTCCATGCTAATTTTAATCCTTCGGAGATGCAAAGACCTGCCTTTTTAACTAATTCCCACGCTCTTTTCATGATTTTTGATAAATTGTATTTTTTCATTTCTTTGTATCTCCTCTCTTGATTTAATTCGATTATACACGATAATGACTATTATGTCAAGAGAAGAATACATGAAAATATATT